AAGCTACGTACTGACAACGAACTTCTACGTGAAGGTGGACAGTATTGGTACGAACTATCTAAAAAGTGGCTAAAGCCATAAGCATTTTATAATATACTAATATCCTTATAAGCACGTACTTTTCTTTTTGGTAATATAAATAATAATATGCACTTGACATAATAATTGTCATTGTGTTAACATAGTAATACATTGTGATTAACTACAGTCGAAAGACGGGAGAACGCAATGAATAAACTTTTCGTAAACATAAGGTACTTCATAGCACCATTGTTAATACTTGTTACACTCGCAGGAGTGTTGGCAGGTGGAGCATGGGCTTGGACAGGTGTGGGCCTATTGGGAGTAGGCATTATACTTGACACCCTTATCAACGTACAGACTCGTGGAGCAGTTGATGAGAATGGTGAGACCTTAGGTATCCCCTGGTTACAGAATACAGTAATGTATATGATGTTGCCAGTCTTTGTAGCACTTCAGTTAGCACTTGCTTACCAAATATACAATGGTATGGCAGGAGCAGAACTGTTAGGTGCTGTATTATCAACAGGTATATTTGCAGGCATAGGTATAATCTATGGGCATGAACTATCGCACACCAAAGGCGTTGCATTCGTAATAAGCCGTTGGATGATGGGACTATCAGGTTCTGCACATTTCTGTTATGCTCATGTGTACAATCATCACTTGGAATTAGCAAGTGAAGATGATCCTGCAACTGCACCTAGAGGACGTGATATCTATTCACACTATGTCAAATCACACTTAGGTCAATCTAAGTTCTTGTTTGAGATGGAGAAGCAAAGATTGAAACGTTTACAGAAGCCTTTCATATCTATTGGTAACAGATGGATAAGAGGTTATATGATGAGTGTTCCTTCACTTGCATTGTTCTTCTTTGCAGGTGGTTGGTTAGGTGTTGCGTGTTTGGCTCTTGTTTGGGTAATATCAAACTTTGAGTTAGAAGCACTTAACTATCTAGAACACTATGGTTTGATTCGTGTTAAAAGCGAGCCAATAGACTATAGACATTCTTGGGATAACTCAACACTATTCACTTCATGGTTCTTTATAGAGATAGGTCGTCAAGCTGATCATCATGACAGAGGCGAAACTCATTTCTGGGAACTTGATGAAGTAGGTGCACCAAACACAGGAGTAGGATACTTCACGTTGTTTGCACTCGCACTAATACCTCCAGTGTTTAATGCTTTCATGAAGAAACATTTAGATGACTGGGATAAAAACTTTGCCACAGAAGCAGAGGTAGAGATAGCTAAGAAATTAGCTTAACACTTGGGGGCGTCTTTCATAGGCGCCCTTTCTTGTTCATATTACGTTCATCTTCTAAATGATATATATTATTAGTACTTTTTGTACTGTGGACCGCGGTCATAAGACAACCGGCACTTAACTTTCAAACTGATTTGGAGATTAACAATGGAATGGACTAAACCCGTGATCAAAGAAGTTTCTGTAGGCTTAGAAATTAATTCTTATGCCTGTGCAGAAGTTTAGGTTGACATTGTAATATAAAGATAGTATATTATAATATTAATCAGGAGCCAACCTAAGGGAAGGCTCCATTTTTTTTGAAAGGACCAAGGATGCAAAGTACCAAGCAACCTATGGATTGGCATATCCAAGAAGTTCTAACCTGTGAAGTACTAAGGTTAGATCCTAATAATAAAATGCTCAATAAGTTTTTTGAAATGCAAAACCATCATGGAGCAACTATGAGAAACTTTAAAAAGCAATACGACAAACACGGCACATGGAATGAACCTCAACCTGGGAGTTTACTATAATGAAAACATACAGTTTAGAATTAGTATTGTTTAGCTGGTTAGCTTACAATATCTTAATAGAAATTACTTCATGGTTCGACAAGGAAGAAGTCGAACTACCACCCGCAGTTAACGAAGTAGTGGTGGACCAATGATTGAGTTTATGGTAGTGATATGGTTAGGGTATAACTATGACAACCCTAAAGAGATAGGTGCATGGGAAACTTGTGACGAAGCATATGAGTTTGCCATAAACACACAACCTGAGTTCAAGGCATTTGCTTGTTTTGATTCTGCACATTATATTAAGTACAGAGATAATATCTTAAGTTGGTAGTTAGTTTACTGACGCAGGTAACGTAGGTCTTGTAACAGAACGTTTCCAATAGATCTTAGGATCAAGTGCTTGACAAGAAACTTTCACATACACACGTAGGTCTTCTCGAAGTGAGGGGATAAAGTTAGTGTCAGCATATTGTTTGCGTTCTAAACATTCTTCCATTGACCCATAGGCTATGCTTGACCAACCATCTGGTTGAGCAAAGTCTCCGGGTGTCCAAAGGCCATTAATTAAGAAGTAGAAGACTAACCAGGTTTTCACGGGCTGTTTCTAGATGTTATCTTTATTTGGTACAATCGAACTCTTACCAAATAGGTCAACTGCTTTCCAAGATGAATATATCTTCCAATGTGGAATTGAAGGTTGTGCATCTTTCATAGCATGATAAAATACTTTATCAGAAGCTTTCTTAGCCTTTGCTATAAGATCTGCATCTTCTTTGTCCTTCATCTTCCAACGATATTGTCTAATAGTCTTGTATAACAAATCGTGAATGATTGCCGCTCTGGCTACATCAAATGGAGCAATAAAGGCCCACATAGCTCTTGGCACTGAAGCTAGATCAGTAACAAAGCCTGTTGGTACAGTTATTGTTTCAGTTTTATTAGTATCTCTTTTAACTTTGACACCTACACCTTTTAACGAAGCTATTTCATCAACTGTTAAGTCCGGTGAAGTGTATGACAAATCTCTTCCTAATACCCATTTACGAGGCGGATTAAACTCTGCCATTATTTTATTATTAAATGTTCCCATATACTTGCCCTCTCCTTCTGCAAGTATATTTATCTGCTAATATAATTTATATGTAATTGGAGCGGGTGAGGAGAATCGAACTCCTAGCATCAGCTTGGAAGGCTGAGGTATTACCACTATACGACACCCGCATATTAAGTTGTATGCTACTTATACTACTATATAACAATGTACCTGTCAACCGATTTTGTGAAACTTTTTATTTTGATAACACTAAATACAGTATAAGGGAACAAAGCCATGAGAAAACGTACACGATCAATACTAGAAGAGTTAAACAGCATTCATAGAACTACCAATAATGATGCTCTTATCCAATCTACTGGTAATAACATTATTGAAAGTGCTATCAATCTGCTTAATAGGGTTACAGAAAGCTATGATCCGGATACCGCACAGGAGATTGAAAGACGTTTTATCAACAGTATTAGAAGCGGAGACCCTCGTAAGTTTAAACGTGGTATAGATAAAATAGTTGAAGCAAGGAAATCAGATGATACTAAATGAGGGTGGTAACGTATTCAAAACAGCAGATGGTGCCGAAGCAACACAGCGAATAAACAAAGCTGATGTAGAGCCTACACTTAAATGGCTGGAAAAAATAACAGGACTTGACCATGTAAATTTTATGCTAGGATCGACTGGCATCAAACCTACATCAGGTGACTTAGACGTTGCAGTTGATAAAGCGACTGTAAACAAAGATGAGCTAGTAGGAAAACTTAAAGCCTGGAAAGATAAGAACGCACCCGACGATGATGATAGAGCCTGGATAGCAAAGACAGGTATTAGTGTACATTTCAAAACACCAATCAATGGAGATCCTAAGAGAGGATTTGTACAAACAGATTTAATGTTTGGTGATCCTAAATTTATGCAGTTTGCCCTACGTGGTGCGGCTGACAGTGAATTCAAAGGACAACATAGAATGATCATGATAGCCAGTATTGCAAAAGCACAAGGTTACAAGTGGTCACCAACAAACGGATTAGTAGATAGAATTACTAACGAACCTGTAACCAAAGATCCAAACGAAGTAGCAAAAACTTTAATGGGTGATAGTGCAAGTGCTGATGACATGAGAAGTGTTGAAACTATCAATGCAAAAATTAAAACAGATCCTAACTATGAGAATCTAGTTAAAGATGCTAAAGACTACTTTGAAAAAGAAGGACTTCAGTTACCGTAATGAAATTTAATGAATTCAATAATATCCTTAGAGAAGGTGCTCGTATAGATCATGCAGAAGATATTATCTTCTGGGAAGGTAGTGCAGGAGCGAAACGTGTTATTGATTCTATTATAGGATTAACAAAAGGAAACACACAATCACTTACAATTAAATGGGACGGCTCTCCAGCAGTTATATTTGGCAGAGATGATAACGGTGACTTTGTGTTTACAGATAAGTCAGGCTTTGTTGCAAAAGGTTATGACGGTAAAAGTAAATCAGCAGATGATATTGAAAAAATGTTATTAAGTAGAGGTAAAGGACAACCTAACGATAGTTATAAAGTTTTCGCAGGTAATATGAAATCAGTATTTCCTGTGTTTGAAAAGGCAATACCAGAAGACCACAGAGGCTACTTCAAAGGCGACTTATTATATTTTAACACACCACAAGAGAGTAACGGTGCATTTACTTTTAAACCAAATATAGTTTCCTATACAGTAAAGACAGACAGTGACATAGGTAAACGTATTTCCGTTAGTAAAGCAGGGGTTGTAATTCATAGAATAGTTGACCCAGAAGGTAGTGAAAAACCATTGACCGATTATGATATATTTCAAGGTAGCCAATTGTTGGTGCTACCTCCAGTCACTGTACAAGAGCCACCACAAGTAGATATGAGTGGTGTTAATAATATCAGTGCAATCGTTACAAAGAATTCATCAGCATTAGATTCATTGCTTGATAAAAACAAATTAAGAGAAATGAAGATGACTGACTTTTCAAATGTGTTATACCAATATGTAAACAGTAAAACAGATTCAGGATTAGACAACTTAGGCAAAGACTTTATGCAGTGGTTACAGAACAGTAATGTTTCTGCACCCAAAAAGGCAAAGATGACTGAGTATGTCAAAACAAACATAAAAGCCTTTAGTGCTTTATGGCAAGT